CCTGCTCTTGGTAGTCAATTCCCGCCGCTTCCTTTGTCGCTGCCCTTGCCCGAGAAAGACCTGCCGAGGCTCGCTGCATGTACTTGTTAAAATCATCAACGTTTTTAAAAACAACGTTGCCGTCGCTGTTTACCGTTGCGCCAGAACTAGGTGTTCCGGGTTTTCCTTTTTCTGAATCGAGTACAACTTTATCGTCAACACCATATCCACCTGAAGCCCCGCCGCCCCATCCCCCGGAGGCCCCGCGCCGCTTTAAAGTCGATTCAGAGATAGCCTTAAGCTTTTCTTGATTTCCCTGGATTTCATCAAGAATCTTAAAGGCAGCTTCATCATCCCCGGCAACTCGGCTACCCTGAAAAGCGTTCCACCTGTCAACAAGCGCTTGAGCTTCGGGCGTAACGTTTTCCGGCGTTTCATTAACCGCAACAGTTACGGCCTCACCGCCTTCTGCTGGAACAACCGCCGGGGCCATTCCTTCATTTAACCTCTGAGTGCGCTCGTTAATGCTATGACGCCGCGATGCCTTTGCTCGTGGAGTCTGACTTATTGGGCCGTAAATGTTTCGGTCAAGCGCGCCTGTGTTCATCTGAGCGGTCATAACTGCGGCTTGGTCAGCGGTTAAGCCCGAGGCGTCTAAGGCCCTTTGTTCACCGCCCCCTAAACGCAAAACGTCCGAATAGGTTATATATGCATCAGTCAACTGTGACATCTTCTTATCTCCTTAACCGAGGTATCGGCCTGCGCCTTTGCCTGTTGCCGAACCGATAGCACTGCCAACCAAAGCACCGGCAGCGCCGCCGCCTGGAACCACGGCACCAACAACTGCGCCAACTGCACCAAGAACACCGCCAAGTACATTAGACCAAAGAGAACCACTTGCTTGTTCTTGCTGAAAAGCAAGCTGCTGCATAGCAAAAGCGCGGTCCTCTGCTCTTTGCTCGCCCGCAATAAGAAGCTGTTCTAGTTGGTCTTCAGCAGCAAGCTGCGATTGCCTCGCTACTTGTGCAATTGCTGTTTCACCCCCAAGTTCAGCCTGCTGCGCCGAGCGTCCTGCCCCTTGCAAAAGTTCAGCCGTATTAAAACCACCAAGCCCCATAGCTCTTCCGCGCTGGGCTTTTGATAAAATTTCGAGCTGTTTTTCAGCTTCAATCTGGCCTTCAGTTTTTCGCTGGCCTTCGGCTATTTCTGATAACTTTGTCGCATAGTCGTATATCTTGTCTCCGGTAAGCCCATACTTTTCCCTGCCAATGCGCTCCCTTGCCGCCTCTTTTGCTTTTTCATCTGCTGCTTGCATAGCAAAATACGCAGCGTCAGCGCCTTGCTGGGTAACACCATCGCCGAATCCTTGCTCATCAAAGTATTGCTCAGAAGTTTTTCCATACAAATCCTGAAACGCTTCATCACGTTCTTCGGCAGTTGTCTGAATTTCTTCTTCTTTAAGCTCATAATTATCTGATAAAGCCATTTTTTTACCTACTTAAATTACTCCGATTAGTTTTTGAAACTCATCGTCCGTTAATTGCTGGCTTGTTGAAACAGAAGGGTCTTGAAAAAGCTGGCCACCCTGAGCAGCCCTTAGCTCATCCTCTAAATTTAATCCTTGAACTGATTGAGCTACCCTTGCTTTTTCTAAGACATCAGCGACACTGCTGCCAGACGGAAGCATTTGCTCGGGAGATGCCGCAGATGTAGACGCAACCATTTCTTCCCTTGTCGGCATTTTTGCTTCAGGCAAGCCCTTAGATGGGTCAGGCCCCTGCATTGCCAAATGAGCGCCGAGCGCGCCTGTTGCACTCGCTGCTGCTCCAACAAGCCCTAATGTTTTTTGTTTTTGCGCAATGTCACGCTGCATTTCGAGTTGCGTTTTTCCAACGTCTCGGCGAGATTCCCTATCGGCAGCGGATTGTATTGCACGGCCCCGAGCTTGTTGGCGCTGCATACTTCTGCCAATTTCCTGATTGGCAATCTGGCCAATAATTTGACGAGAAACCTGTTTAGTAATTTGGTCTTGAAGCATCTGGCCACGCATTTCCGCAATGGCCTGCTGTCTTAAAGCGTCGGATAAAAATGCCATCAGAGTGTCCTGCTTTCTATAGTTTTAAATGACGTTTTGTCGGGCCTAACACCAACCTCCAGTGCAAAGCCTTCAATATTTGCGCATTGCTGAGAGCCGTTTAGCTTGAGCAAAAGCTGAACGCCTCTGGATTTCTGTTTCCCAATATGAGAACGAAACAGGTATAACCCCGTTGGGTCACTTGATACCGTTTCAGTATCTGTTTGATTAGGGTCACCCTCTTCACCATCGTAATCATTATAGACCTCGACCGTAAGAGTATGCGAGCTTACAAACTGACCAAGAACCATGTAGCGGTAAATTCGGTCCTTTTTCATTAGCCCTGATGGAGAAATAAAGCCCGTCATAATCTCAGCATCATACACTACCTGACTAGAAGCATCGGCATTAACATCTCTAAATTCAGTGGTAGACTGAGTCTTAACACGACCATCCGCGACTAAACGTTGAAAGCTTGTTCCATCAAAAACCTCGCCAACCTGATGAGCACCGCTATAAAAAGCAAGTTCGTAAGTAGTCCACTGCTTGTAGTAGTAGTTATAAATGCAGTATCGCTCACTCCCCGCAGGGGTAGCCTTTTGTAGCATTATGCGAACACTGTTATCAGAGTCTCGCCGTGTCATGGCTACCGCAGTGGTTGAGCCAACGGTATCCTCTACCTGCGCCCCAATGTAGGCAACAGACAAATCTTTGCCAATTAAATGAATACCTCGACTCGTTTGATAAAAAACACCGAGAGGCGAATCAGTATGCGCCGCGCCTTCTACGGCACCATGACCGCGCGCAAACAGCCGAGGCTCACCGTAGCGCCCTTGGCCCAAAACATCAGGGCCTGGGCCAGCCACATAGTACCCATCGTTGTTTGTAAAAATAATTAGATTGTCTAAATTACTTTCAACCGCAGTAATTTTTCCAGGCTCACCTGTTAGGTTTATGGAGTGGTTTAATATAGGAAAACCTGGGGCAATACCTTCACGAATAACAGCAGATGC